ACACATGACTTGCTATCTGAGATTCTGACAAAAGACCTTCAGTATGGCACTAGTCGGGCTGTAATTAAGATTAAAGACCAAAGTGGTAGTTCTTTGTTCTTCTGTGATGAAGCATACATTGCAGGCTTTCCTGCCCTGTCTTTCTCAGATAAGGCTGGTACTCGTACTTGGACAATAAACTGTCTCACTGTTCCACTAGATCAGCTCGTAGTTGGCGGAAACTATAAACCCGTATTTGATTTATTTTGATTTTCTTTTATTCTGAGGATATTTAAACATGGCTATTACACGCAAGGTTGTCACAGTAGGTGACAGCGAATATGAAATTCAGGCATTCCCTGCTACAAAGGGTATCCGCATTTTCAAGAATCTGGCCAAGCTTATTGGCCCAGCCCTTCAGGCCTTGTCTGAAGCTAAGGACGAAGACGATGCTTCTGTTATGGCAATCAGTGCTTTGATGAACAGCATGGATGACGTTGCTGTTGACGAGCTCATGCAGAACCTTATGTCTGGTGTTACAAAGGATAAAATGGCTATCAACTTTGATACAGAGTTTATGGCTGATTATGGCAAGCTTGTTAAACTGGCACAGGAAGTGGTTGCTCTCAACTGGGGAAGCCTTTTCAACGTGCTAGGTACAGCAGGAGAATAACCGCTAACGGGGGTGAAGGAGGCAACTCTGAAGCCCCTCGCGTATCTAGCAATAGAGAGTTTAGGCGGATAGAGAAAGAGTTTTCTCAAGACTGGGAAGTCTACACTGTTGTAACTAGCAAGCTACGACTTGCCACGCTGAATGACCTTCAGACGATTTATACGTGTGAAGACTTGTATGATATGCTGGAAATTATTGATGTGAATAACTCCATCCAAGAAGAACAGCATAAAGAGCAAGAACGTAAAATGAAACAGAATAAATAAGGTGGAAGGCAATGGCTAGAAAGGCAGATCAAATCGCAAGTCTGTTTGCGTCCGTTGGTTTCAAGATAGATCGTGCTGGCCTGAAAGAGGTAAACGTTGCGCTTGGTCGCGTAGAGAAGCGACTGGCTGGCATTGTCAAAGCCTTCCAAGGAATGTCTGGCAGCAAGAGTCTTACAGGGGCTCTAAGAGCTACAGCCAAGGATAGCGGAAAGGCTGCAGCCGGAATTGATGCGATTACTGCTCGGCTTAAAGCAGGTATCCCTGCTCTTAACACCTACACACAGCAAATGCGTGTGCTTGCAGCAGAGCTTCGTTCTGTCACAGGGGCTATGCCTAATCTACCCCGTGTGCCTTCTGGCGGTAGTGGCCGTGGGACAACTGGTGGGGGCTCGTCTCCTACAGGGCGTGGTGGATTCTTTGCAGGCACAGCTGCTGGGTTATTTGGTACTTCCGGGGCTGGTCTAGTCCGTGGAATGCTTCCCGGTATTGGGGCTGGTTGGGCAATTGCACATGGTACAACTCGCGCAAGAGAGATGATTGCCAATGAGGCAGCACTTGGAGCTCTTACAGGGAGTCAGGCAGCAGGCCGACAGGAATACAACTACATCCAAGACTTCTCTAACAAGTATGGTATTCGTGCTAACGAGTCTGTTGGGGGATACAAACGCATTCTTGCCTCTTCTGTAGGAACTAAACTACAGGGGCAGGGTGCTAAAGATATTTTTGAAGGCGTCTCTCTGTATGGTAAGGCTCTTGGCTTATCTGATGAGAACATGAGTCGTGCAACCACAGCTATCTCCCAGATGATCTCTAAGGGGAAGATTAGCTCTGAAGAATTGAAAGGACAGTTGGCTGAAGCAACACCCGGAGCTGTACAGCTTTTTGCTAAAGCAATTACTGGCGGTGACGTAGCAAAGCTCTTCGACATGATGGAGAAGGGACAAGTCCTTGCTGCAGATGTAATGCCAAAGGTAGCTGAAGCTTTTAAAGAGGCTGCTTTGCAGGGTGGCGCTCTTAATAAGATGATGAAGAGTAGTGCCTCTGCTCAAGCTCGCTTTTTGAATGCGTGGGATGGCTTTCTAAAGAAAGTCTTTGAGTCTGGCGTTGATGAGGGCATCGCAAAGCTTTTTGATATTCTCTCTGTGTCCCTTGAGAAGCTTATTCCGCTGGTCACTGGAGTAGGAAAGGCATTCCGTTTTGCTTTTGTTCCTATCGAGGGGATACAGCTCCTCTTCAAAGAAATGTCGCCAATGCTACAGATGCTTACTGTTGGCTTTGTCGCTTTCACTGCAGCCTTGTTTAACTGGACTAAGATTATGGCAGCGATGGCTTTCCTAAAAGCTAATCCGCTGTTTATCATGCTTACCCTCCTTTTCTTGCTACTTGAAGACCTTTGGGTTTTTTCAAACGGCGGAAAGAGCTTGATTGAAGACCTCGGGGATGCACTAGCAAATCTAATCTCTCCAGAAATTTGGGATGGCTTCTTTGGCTTCATTGACTACTGGATTGAGAAGTTCGCAGCGGTATACGACTGGATTGTAAAGATTAAGGATAAGGTAGTCTCCGGCCCCGGTGGAAAGATGGACGATGCTGCTAAGGATAGGGCTAATAGTGTCAGTCGTAAAATAGAAGCTGCACAAAACAAAGGCCAAGCCCCACTTAAACCGGGAGCGTACTTCCCGAGCGCAAGCACAGGCGGTGGTGGTAATGTAACAAATGCAGTTCAGATTAGCATTGATGGGTATGGAAAGGATAAGCTGGAGCTAGCTCACGAGATTGAGAGAGTGCTTGCCTCTCAAATTAATACTTCGTTTTCAGAGGGGCTTGTGTAATGGCGACAGTTATTAAAACTAAAGGTAACACCCTTATTTGGATTGATGCAACTGTATCAAAAGAAGAAGAGTATTCTGGTAGCGTCACATCCCACCCAATCCAAGATGGTTCTCAGATCACAGACCATGTGATTCTAAACAACCCCCGTCTCACCTTGTCTGGAGTCGTCTCTGACTATGACTTTCAAATAGGCAGGACACAACTCTCTAGTGATATGGGTGGGGTGCCAGTCACCCTTTCAGAGGTAGATGTTCCAGTCTTTGTAACCTACTCCACACCAAGCCCGTTGAGTAAAATAATTCCAGAGGCATTAAGCAATCTGGTGGCACCGCCTACCCCAGAGGTTGTTGTTAAGGAGTTTGAGCGGCCTTTTTCTGGGCTCTCTTCAAAAGACGCATTAATTGCTGCAAGAGACGCAAGAGACTTTCTGACAATTGCTACATTTGGGACAGATGGTATTCTCTACGAGATATTCCGAGACTATATTATTACAGGACTTAGTTTCAAAGAGAGTGCAGACACGGGCGAGGCTATTGAAGTTAGTCTATCCTTTGAGAAGATAGTTAAAGTTGTTATCAGCACAGCTGTTGTGCCTGAAGCTGTTTCTCTTGGACTAGAGGTAAAGATTGCCGGAAGAACCCCTAAAGGAGATGCGGCTGGTGCTACAACTACTACGGATGGAGCTGGGAAGGCAGATGCTAAAGAAAACCCAACACAAGTCACCTCTATCCTTTCTGACATGACTGGTGGTTTGAGACAGGGCATCTCTGATGCCTTTACGAGGGCGCTACAATGAGCCAAAGAGTCGTTGCACTCCCTTTGTACCCTCTTGGGGATTTTGAATATCAGGTGAGGCTACAGGGTATCAGCGTCCTGCTTAGATTTTATTTAAACTCTAGGCAGGGCATCTATCATTTAGAAATTTATGATGCAAACAAGCAACCTCTCATACAAGGACTTGCTCTTTTGCCTGAGACTGTCATCTTGGATGAGCCTGTGCTGGAGTACGCTGGGTTGACTGGGTATTTTTTCTTGTACCCTATTAGCGATAAATTTGATGGGGAGCTTCCACAGAACCCACTAACAGTTCCTCAGTATTTTGGATTGGCTTATATTTTCGAGGAAGAATAAAATGCAATACCAGTTCAATCGTGATTATTCACTATATATTGGGTGGAAGGATGACGGCGCAGAGGCTGGTATTCTAGTTAAAGGTTTGCAGTGTGAGTTTGTAATTCACAAAGTTTACGATACTCGTTTGAAAGTCTCAACAAGCACTATCAAAGTCTATAACCTCAGTGTAGCCCAAGCAGCGATGCTGCAAGAGCGGCAGGTTACTGTCAGGCTTCTAGCTGGGTACGAAGGGACTTTAAAAGAGGTCTGTTTTGGCAATGTGGTCGAAGTCAATACAAAGAAAGATGGTGTTGATAGAGTAACTGAGATAACTGTTGGGGAGGCTTTTAGTATTCTCAACAACACTAAAGTAGTCGGGACTATCCCTGCCGGAAAAACAATTGAAGATGTTATAAAAGATATTGCCAAACAGGCGGGGCTCTCTCTTGGTAAATTCTCTGGAAAGAGCCGGAGTAGCGTTGTTCTTTGGGGATACCCACTTACAGGGACAACAAAACAGCAACTCGATGAGATTTGTGCTGCCTATTCCATCTCTTATAACATAGACGGTCTTACTCTAAGCATTAAAGATGCTTATCAACCTGATACAGATACAACAACTGCAATTGTGCTTAATCAGGCAACAGGGCTTCTGTCCATCCCCTATGTTGAAGCATGGAGTGAGGGGAAGAAGAAGAAAGATAAAAAGAGGGTTACTGGCGTTGGTCTTACCGCTCTGCTAAACGGGGCTGTGAAGCCCGGAGCAGTTGTTAGACTAGACCGCCCTGCTGAACAAGTGGGGGAAGTCCCTAACGGCTGGTATTGGGTTGTTGAGGCAGTCTACAAAGGGGACTACCGTGGTAACGATTGGTGCATGGACATTAAGTGTGAAAGGATTGATGACTAATGGATAATAATATCACTGCTGCTCTTCAGTCTTTTCTCTCTTACCACATGAACACAGTCTATACCGCAATTCCTTGTGAGATAGTCCAAGTTGACTCTACTGTGGAGGCGAGGGTTAGTGTGAGACCTTTGATTAATCTTGTAGATAGGCTGTCGGATGAGACAAGCGTGAGGCCCACCATTCTCGGAGTACCTGTGCAGATGCCGGGGAGCTCTACCTCACTGGTGAATATCCCTCTTAATCAAGGCGACAGTGTTCTCTGTGTATTCAGTATGAGAGGGCTTGACGCTTTCAAAGCTGGAGATGGAAAGCCTGCAGCTCCTACAGACTTCCGTATGTTTGATAAGCGTGATGCTATAGCAATCCCCGGAATCTTTCCTTTCGAGATGCACCCCAATCTAAAGCGTGTGCTGCCATTCAATCCAGATGCTCTCTCCCTTACACAAGACATTGGTCTTCCAACAGAGAGCATTGTTGAGCTGTCTGATGCAGGTATTGCACTGAAGCAAGGGGCTACTAGCGTTGTTGTCTCCACTGCTGGTGTTGAGATTACTGGCCTGCTAACAATTAACGGTGTTCCTTTCCCATTGCATACCCACACTGGTGTTACAACAGGTGGTGGTCTGTCTGGGCCTGTTTCAATTTAATTTTATCTGAGGTTCTTGCTGATGGATATACTGGTTAGCAACGAGACAGGGGATGTAGTCTACACAAATGCAGACACTCCCCCTGTGACAGACGAGCAAAGACTTGATGTGGCCCAAAGGCTTCGCATTAAGCTTCAGACTTATCTTGGGGAGTGGTTTCTGAATACAGAGACTGGAGTCCCTTACTACGAGCGTATTCTCCGTAAAGGAGTACGCAAGCAAGACATTGATGTGATATTCCAGACCCTCATCCGGGAAGAACCAGATGTGCTGGAGATTACAGAGTTTAGCTCTACCTTGAGTGGGGCTAGAGAATATGAGTTGTCCTTCCGTGTGCGCGTGGCTGGTGGAACAACAGACCAGATTGTAATTGAGGTGTAACAATGCCATTGACTGACCAAGGATACACCTACCCTCGTCTGGTAGAGATTATTGAAAACCTAAAGACTAAGGCTGTAGAGCTCTTTCAAGACCTAGTGCCTGAAGGCGAGGTTGTTAACGTAGGAGATAACTCTGCTCTTGGCCGTATGATTGGGATTATCAGCCCGTCTCTGGCAGACGCCTATGAGGCCTCACAGCAGGTCTACGATGCGTTTAACATCAATGCCGCTACAGGGGTGGCTCTTGATAACCTAACGGCTCTTGGCGGCGTTGCTAGAGCCCCTGCAAGCAGCACAATCACCCCTGTCCTGCTCTCTGGAAGCGTGGGAACCATAATTGATAGTGGAAGCAAGGTTACAGACGTTCGTACTGGCAAGTTTCATAGCTTGCTCTCTACGACTGTCCTAGATGGCACTGCAGTTACCTCTGCTACCCTGTCTATCCTGACAGTAGCTGATAGTACAGCTTACACCATTAGCTACCAGAAGAACCCCGACACTCTGGCTGAAGGCCTTATCCCAGCGACTATCACAAGTGGTATTGGGGCAACAACTGCGAGCATTTTAGCTGCAATCGCTGCTGAAATTAATACAAACCACGCCACTGTCCTTACAGCTACTGTTGTAAATAGCACTTTGGTTATCTCTACTCTTGCGTATACCTCTAAGGTGAATCTACAGGTAACCGCAAATCTCAATATCAACAAGGTGACAAAGACTAATACTGTTGCTTGTGATGATACAGGCCCAGTAGATATTCCAGCAAACAGTGTGAAACGTATTGCTGTCCCTGTTCTTGGAT